GGCCGCAAGGCTCCTCACGTCGAGAGCGGTCAGAGGACTGCTTCCCCAGCGCCCCGAAAGAAGGGGTGGAGCGACACACCGGCATCCTTCCGCGCCGCTTGGACCCCAAGCCGCATGAAGAAATTCGGACTGACCGAAGCCGAACTCGCTGAATCCTACTTCAAGGAGAATGCGTAATGCCTCGCGTAGCCCGAGCCGAAGCCGTTCAAACAGAACGCCGCCGTCGTACAGATGGCACGCTTAACCGGATGCATCATCAGAAACTCGCTCTTCCGGCCGAGTTTCGAGACGATCCAAACTATGCCTACCGTTGGATCAACGACGACAACTCGCGCGTCTACGATCTGACCGTCGAGGACGATTGGGACATCTGCACCCTCAAGGGAACCGAGGCCGGCGACGACGACAAGGTCCGCCGCCCCGTTGGGACCAAGAAGAACGGTGACCCGCTGTACGCGTACCTGGTCCGGAAGAAAAAAGAGTATTTCGACGAGGATAAGCGCCGGGAAGCGGCGCGTGTGGCAGGCGAAGAACAGCAGTTGCTGGTTCGGCCGCCCACCGACGGCTCACCGGACAGCGCCACCAACTACGTGACCGCTGGCTCATCCATCAAACGAGGGACGTACGCGCCCTAGGGATTTCCCGCCATGGCTAACGCCAATGCCCCGCAGGGCCTGCGCCCTGTCCGAGACGGTTCAAACCGTCCCTATTCCGGTGGTGGCAACACCTACTGGATCAACACCGCCGCCAACAACTTCTTCGTCGGTGACCCGGTCACCGTCGCCGGCACCGCGGACGCCAACGGCGTTCCTGGCGTCGTGATCGCCACGGCCGGCGCGACCAACTACATCACCGGCGCCATCCTGGGCTTCGTTCCGGACCCGACCATCGTGGCCACTGGCTACGCGCCGACCGGCTGGACTGGCTACGTCATCGTGGAAGACGATCCGAACGTCACCTACGAAGTCCAATCGACCACCCTGGCCGCCGCCGACCTGGAAGCCAACTCGATCCTGGCCTCCGGTACGGGCAGCCGCATCTCGGGCTCCGGTTGGTACATGGATACCGGCACCAAGGGCACGAGCAACACCTATCAGCTCCGCATCACGGGCGTGTCGCAGTCTCCGGACAATGCGCTCGGCCAATACTGCAAGGCGCTGGTCCGCATCAATCTGCCGACTGAAGCTGGTCTCCCGACCGGCACCGGCTTCTAAGGGGGATCGCGGCAATGGCTGGCGGTGTCATCACTCGTTCAAACCACCCCGACGCTCTTTGGCCCGGGGTCAAGGCCTGGTTTGGCAAGGAATACAAGGAATGGGCTCCTCTGTGGAACCAGATGTTCGAGGACATGGACTCGGACAAGGCCTACGAGAAGCTGATCGAAGCTACCGGCTTCGGCATGGCTCGCAAGAAGCCCGAAGGGGCCTCGATCGAGTACGATTCCGACTACGAAGGCACGATCAACATCCTGACCCACATCGTTTGGGGTCTGGGCTACATCGTGACCCGCGAGGAGATCGAGGACGACCTCTATGCCGAGGTCTCCAAGAGCCGCGGCAAGTCGCTCACCTTCTCGATCAAGACCACCATCGAGACGGTCCACGCGAACGTGTTCAACTTCGGCTTCACCAACTCGGCGCCCTACCTGGGTGGCGATGGCGTGCCGCTGTTCTCCGCCTCGCACCCGACCGCTTCGGGCGTCCAGTCCAACCTGCTGACCGCCGCTGACTTCAGCGAAACCTCGCTGGAAGACGGCCTCAAGCAGATCGCGCAGACCAAGAACGCGCGCGGCCTGAACATCAACCCGACCGCCGAAAAGCTGCTGGTCTCGACCTACGACATGTTCAACGCTGAACGCGTCGTGGCGACCCCGCTGCGCCCCGGCACCGCCAACAACGACATCAATGCCACGCGTTCGATGGGCATGTTGCCTGGCGGTGTGGTGGTGAACCCGTACCTGACCGACACCGACGCTTGGTTCCTCAAGACCAACGTGCCGGACGGTCTCGTGTCCCTGTGGCGTCGTCGTCCTGGCGACCTCGAAAAGGACAACGAGTTCGACACCGAGAATGCGAAAGCCAAGTCCACCGTGCGCTTCGTCGCCGGCTGGGGCGACTTCCGCGGCGTCTACGGAAACCAGGGCGCCTAGTCCTGCAAGGGGCCAGATCGGTTGGTCTGGCCCCGCTTGGACGCGTGAGATGGCATCCAACGACAACATCAGTTCTTCGACGGGCGTCTATGGCCCAGACAGTTCCAGCGCGCCCAACTACATCCCAGGCGCGCCTTGGGGCGTCTGCGACCGCTGCGCCGGCAAGTACCGCCTGTACGGCGCTCCAGATTGCCTGCGCCTTGAATGGACAGGCCTAAGGGTCTGCCAGCGCTGCTGGGATCCGCGTCCGCCTGACATGACGCCCCCGAACGTCTGGCCTGAGGGTGTTGGCATCCCCAATGCCAAGCCTGAGCCGCCCGAGAAGTTCATCTACATCAGCACGGCTCAGTATACGGCGGACACGACCATGTACACGGCCGACACAACTCTGATCACGGCGGATGCGGCCTGATGGCTGCCCTGGTGATCAATGTCGGGGCCGCGCCTAACGATGGGCTCGGTGATCCGCTCCGCACGGCGTTCGTCAAGTGCAACACCAATTTCTCAGTATCGTGGGGGTGGACGGTCGCGGGCCTGACGGTCAGCAACTCGCCTTCGGCGTCGGATCTGAAGACCGCGCTGAGCCTGCAGAACGTCGATAACACCAGCGACGCCAACAAGCCTGTCTCGACGGCGACCCAAGCGGCGCTGAACCTCAAGGCCAACCTCGAAAGCCCGGCGCTGACGGGTTCGCCGACTGCTCCGACCCAAGCAGGCGCGGATAACTCGACCAAGATTGCGACCACCGCCTATGTCACCGCGGCGATTGCTGGGGGCGTGGCTGGGGTCGCATCGTTCAACACCCGAACGGGCGCCGTCACCCTGACGAGTTCGGATGTGACAACGGCGTTGTCCTACACGCCTGCGAACATCGCCTCGCCCACGTTCACAGGTACGCCGTCTGGCCCGACCGCTGCGGGTGGGACCAACACGACGCAGTTGGCGACCACTGCCTTTGTGCAGGCGGCGGTTTCTGGATCTAGCGTTTCATCGTTCAACACTCGCACCGGTGCGGTGACGCTGACGAGCGGGGACGTGACCGGGGCTTTGACCTATACGCCGGTCAATCCCGCGTCCTACGGCACTGGCGTTGCGACCGCCCTAGCCGTCAACATCGGCTCATCGGGCGCGTTCGTGACGCTGAACGGGGCGTTGGGAACGCCTTCGTCGGCGACGCTCACCAATGCTGTCGGATTGCCGATTTCGACCGGCGTTAGCGGGCTCGGCTCCGGCGTGGCGACCTTCCTGGCCACGCCCTCCAGTGCGAATCTCATCTCTGCCGTCACGGACGAAACCGGGACGGGCTCGCTGGTCTTCTCCACGTCGCCGACGCTCGTCACCCCGGCTCTTGGAACACCATCGTCCGCTACGCTGACCAACGCCACGGGCCTTCCCATCTCCACGGGCGTCAGTGGCCTTGGAACAGGGGTCGCAACCTTCCTCTCGACGCCAAGCAGCGCCAACCTGGCCGCTGCCGTCACGAACGAGACGGGCTCTGGCGCCCTGGTGTTCGCTACGTCGCCGACGTTGGTCACGCCTGTGCTGGGTACGCCTGCGTCGGGGACGCTGACGAACGCAACGGGCTTGCCGATTTCCACAGGAGTCAGCGGCCTGGGGACGGGTGTGGCCACGTTCCTTGGGACGCCGTCTAGCGCCAATCTCGCCGCCGCCTTGACCGACGAAACCGGGACCGGGGCTGCTGTCTTTGCCGGATCGCCCACGCTCACCGGCGCTCCGCTGGCTCCCACCGCGACGTTCGGCGACAATACCACGCAGATCGCGACGACTGCCTTTGTCCAGGCTGCCGTATCGGGAAGTGTGGCGGGGGTTTCGTCGTTCAACACGCGGACCGGAGCCGTCACCCTCACCAGCGGTGATGTGACCACGGCGCTCACCTTCACCCCGGCTAATACGGCGTCTCCGGCTCTTACGGGAACGCCAACCGCCCCGACCGCAACCGGCGGCACGAACACGACCCAGATCGCCACGACGGCGTTTGTGCAGGCGGCTGTCTCGGGAAGCGGCGTCAGCTCGTTCAACACCAGGACCGGAGCGGTAACGCTCACGAGTTCTGACGTCACGACCGCGTTGACCTTCACCCCAGCCGATGCCTCGGCGATCACCGACGCCGCGCATGGTGGGACCGGACAGTCGTCCTACGCCGTTGGCGACCTGATCCAGGCTTCGGCCTCGACCACGCTATCCAAACTGGCCGCCGTTGCGACTGGCAATGTCCTGCTGTCTGGCGGCGTTACCACAGTCTCAGCCTGGGGCAAGGTCGGTCTCACCACCCATGTCACCGGCACTCTTCCGGTCGCCAACGGCGGGACGGGGATCACGTCGCTTGGTACGGGCGTGGCAACGGCGCTGGGGGTCAACGTCGGCTCGGCTGGAGCGTTCGTCACCTTCAACGGTGCGCTCGGAACCCCTTCATCCGGCACACTGACCAACGCGACCGGGTTGCCGATATCTACTGGCGTGAGTGGCCTAGGGACCGGGATCGCGACGTTCCTGGCTACGCCATCGAGCGCCAACATGGCCGCGGCGGTCACCGACGAAACGGGGACGGGCGCCCTGGTGTTCGCAGGCTCTCCGGCCCTGACCGGAAGCCCGACGACGCCGACGCAATCGGCGAATGATAACTCGACCAAGATCGCATCCACGGCCTACGTAGATCGCGGCGACCAGCAGTACGAGGGCGTCAACGCCCAGACCGGCACGACCTACACGTTCGTTCTGACTGACCACGGCAAATTGGTCACCGGATCGAACGCTTCGGCGATCACATGGACAGTCCCGCTCAACAGTTCGGTCGCGTTCGCGGTCGGTGACAGGATCGACCTTTGCCAGACGGGCGCTGGCCAGATCAGCATCGCTGCGGCCGGCGGTGTTACGATCCAATCCAGCGGCTCGAAACTCAAGCTGACCGGCCAATATAGCGGTGCGGGTCTGACCAAGATCGCTACCGATACATGGCTGCTGGTCGGAGACATCACGACATGATGTCCAGGATGGGGTGGACGCCGCACGCGGCGGGTTCGACAGTCACAACAATCACGGCTACCGGCGCTGGCAGCCAATCCTTCGGCGCTGGTACGCTTACAATTGAGGTCTGGGGCGCTGGCTCGTGCGCCGGGACCAACGGCTCATCGATCGTCTGGACCAATGGCGCGGGCGCATATTCCAAGGTCACGCTGACCCTTGGGACCACGACAACCGTTTTCTACAACAACGGCGCGGGAGCACCGGCATCACCCGCCAACACGGCCGGACAGGACACCTGGGCGAATAGCGTCTCCAATGCAGCGCCTACGCTCACTACGCAGGGTGCGTTGGCCAAGGGCGGTCAGGTCGGAACCTCAAGTGCGGCGGGCCTGGGTGGCGCTGCGGCCTCAGGCGTCGGCACGACCAAGAACAGCGGCGGCAACGGACTGCTGTTCGTCATCGCGCCCAACAGCGGATCCAACTACGCCTTTCCCGGCGGTCCTGGAGCTGGCGGTCCGACAGGAGCGGGCGGCAGCGCTACAACGGTCAACACCCCTGGTGCAGGCAATTCGCCCGGCGGCAACGGTGGCGCTGGCGAGGTCATCAATAGCTCATTCGCGCAGGTGTCACCGCCAACGTCGCCAACGGCTCCAGGCGGTGCGGGCTCGTGTGGCGCGACGCAGCCATCGACCGATGGCGCTCGCGGTCAGATCGTCTTCACGTTCACCCCATGAACCGGAAATAAGCACATGGCCCTTTCCGGTGACATCTCTGGAACCCTGGTCGCCCGCGACATCGCGCGGATGGCGATGCAGATGATCGGCGGCCCTCTGGAAAACGGTGAGGTCACGACCGAGGACGGTCAGCTGATCACCACGCTCCTGAACTTCATGCTGAAGACTTGGCAGAGCCAAGGCTGCAACCTCTGGCGCTTGTCGGACGAAAGCGTCGTCTTCCTCGCCAACACCAAGACCGTCCAACTCAACCCGCGCGTTCTGGATGTGATGGAAGCCCGGTTCGTCGGCGACGTGACCTATCAGCGCGAACTGGCCCGCTACGAGTGGGGCGACTACCGCATGCTGCCCAACAAGGACAGTCAGGGCAATCCAACCTGCTACACGCTGAATAAGCAGCGGACCTACATCGAGATGACCCTCTGGCCGGTGGCCACGGAAGATATCGAGATCCGCTATTCCGGGGCTCGCGTCATCCAGGACGTGAACGATCTGAACGATGAGGTGGACGTGCCTCAGGAGTGGATCGAGACGGTTTGGACCTGTCTGGCTGAGCGGATGATCCCCTACTACAACATCGACACGCTTAGCGCCGCGGTCGCGCAGCGGATTACCCAGCGCGCGCAAGTCCTTTACGCGCAGATGCTCGACTTCGACCGTCCCGCGTCCACCTTCATGAAGCCCTGGCAAGCGCCGGGCTACCCCTTCAACTACTAGGAGGCCGTAATGGCTCTGACCCCTAAGCGCATCTACGGCGATTATCAAACCGCCGGCCTCCTGGTGACCACGACGGGCAAGTCCCAGGTCAACAACGACGGGACCGATGCCTACGCGCAAGCGGTGTTCATGGTCGATGCTAGCGGCGCCATCGTTGGCAACAACACCTCGCAGAACATCACAACCAACGCCACGACGACTGTTAAGACGGGGGCTGGGACGTTCGCGGGCTTGTCGATCAATACGGCCGGCGCGACCTCTACGGCGACCGTCTACGACAACACTGCTGGTTCTGGGACCAAGCTTGGCACGTTCTCGACAACGGCCCAGGGCTATATCCCGGTAAACATCCCGTTCGCGACGGGCCTGACGGTCGTTACCGCTGGCGGAACGCCGGCCGACATTACGGTCGTCTACCGCTAAGCCAATGCCCGCGCTTCCGATCGGCCAAGGCGTCTATGACCGCCTCTCGAACGTCCCGCTCGTTCTGCGGAACATGGTGTTCGAACAGGATCCGACGAACCTTGAGGATCAGGTTGCGCTGTTTTCCCGACCTGGCCTGACGCAATTTATCAGCCAGGGTTCGCAAATCCGCGGCATCCTGCGCCAGGATGGGGCTCTCTCCGGTCTGATCTTCTTCGTCAGCGGTACGACGCTCTACAAGTGCAATCAGGATGGCACGGGCATCACGTCGCTAGGCACGATTGCCGGGACGTCCCGTGTTGTCATGGCGGCGAATGGCTCAAGCCTGCTGATCGCGACCGGCACGACGTTCTACAGTTCAGACGGCACGACGGTCTCAACCGTAGCCTTCCCAGACAGCGCCGATGTGGTCTCCGTCGCGATCCTGAACAGCTATTTCTTGGCTGTCAGGGCAAACTCGCAGCGAGTTTATTTCTCGGCCGTGGGCGGGATCACCTTTGATCCACTCGACTACTTTTCCGCAGAAACCCAGCCAGACAACCTTGTGAACGTCGCCGTCCATGGCGACGAACTTTGGATGCTCGGGCAATCCTCGGTCGAGGTCTACGTCCCCTCAGGTGACGCCAATGCGCCATTTTTGCGGGTCAACGGCCGCATGTTCCCAATGGGCTGCGCTGATCGAGACAGCGTCGCTAAATTGGACGATGGGATTGCCTGGGTCGGTCAGGATCGCGTGGTTTACCATGACGCCGCCGCCCCGGTGAGGATCAGCACTGAGACGATCGAGCAAAAGCTCACCGAACACCAAACCGAACCTCTGACGGCTTGGGGCTACACGGTCGAGGGCCGGATCACGGTCGTTCTCAACATCGGTGCGCTCTACACCTATGCCTTTTCCGCAGGGAAATGGACGCAATA